GACTGCTGTATCTTGTGCGAGTGCGCTAAGTGCTGCCAATGCCTCATTTGCAGTGGCCTGTGCGCTTCCTGCCACGATGCTGACTTCGATCAGTTCGTCTGGAATGTATTGGGCTGCATCAGCGACTGAGAACAGCAGTTCAAACTGCTTGATTTGCTGGTGATCGGTCAAAAATGCCGCGAGCTGATCACGTGTCAAATTGAGTTTGCGGGAGACTGGTGCGGTTGCCATCAGAATGCCAATGCTTCGATTTGGGCTTCAAGACGGATGAATGACACGTGGGCATCGCTATCTCCACGGAAGCGTTGGATGCGCCAGTTGCGCATATGCCCCTGTTGAAACCATGCCAGGCGCTTGACGGTGTTTCCAGTCGTGCCAACTGTGATATTGCGGTCTTGGCTCCATGACTTTCCATCCACGCTGTAGCTGGTGCTGATGATTGGATTGGTTCCAATAACCACGCTGCCGGTCAAACTGACAAGCTCCAACTCGTTGAAGATCGCGCCATTGCTCTCGTTGTAGACAATCAACGTGCCAAATTCCCAGCGCACCCGCTGGCCCCAATGCTCACCAGTGCTTTGTACAAAGTACCCAATGGCGCTGGATTGTGGGTCTCCCACCAGCCATTTGTCGTATGCCCAGACCATATTGCGTGCGCGGTACTGCGCAAATTCGACCACAGTAGTTGCCAGTGTGAACCAGACTGCCTCACCCAATGCTTCAGATGCCGATGCGTCATAGACGATGGTGCGGTCTGGTAGGTGTACATAAAGATGCTGGTGATTCTTATCATTTCGTGCTTCAAGTTGCACGCGCACCAGTTGCGCTTCTGTATATTGCAGAAGTAGATTGTCGATCTCTTGCGTGCTGAGTTTCTGGGTGGTAGCTGCTGCACCAATGTAAATGGATGGCGCTTCGTTGCGACCACCACCCAAGAATGCAATGCGATCAAGAAAAATACAGCATGCGTGCGTTCCAAGTACGCCCTTTTGAACTTGTGCGCCATCGATTCGTGCAAATGGAAACAGATCACCACCCACGTTGTCGAACACCTCAATAGTGTTGCTGTTGAGCGCATAGACCTCGTTGCGTAACTTAATCAATGCCACCACAGGGTCTGGATCAACTTCTGAACTTCCGTATTTCAATGGGTTGACTTGCATCGGGTCTGACAACTCTGTAACGATCAAATTAGCTCCGTCTGTCGTCATGAAGTACCCATCTACCCAGCAGAAGTCCAACACCACACCAAGGTCTGGATCGGTCACTTGTGTGAGTACGCCGTTCCAGTAGTACAAGCGTCCACCTGAAGCAATAGCCAATTTATCAAAGCTATAGTCCATCGTTACTAGGGTGTTGACTGGCCCACCTACATCACCCAAAGTTGTTACTGTTCCATTGCCGGCCACAGTCACCAGCTTGGTTCCCATGACTCGGTAACAAATGCCATTCCAGTTGATGCCGCCACGGTCAATGCCTGGGCCTGTTCCGTTGGCCACAATTCCATCGCCTGGTCGCAGGAATCCATTACTAATGCCAGACTTCTTTGGCACCGGCACCATGTTGACCGGATAGCTGGTGCGCAGTTCTGGCGTGTTGTCAGCGTAGATGCCGTTTAGGATTGGGATTTGCATGGCTTACCACTTGACCTTGTTGGCCCAGTACGCTGCGCTCATCTTGCCCTTGGCAATGTTTTCAGCGTGCCTGGCCTTGAATGATTCTCGACGGGTCTCGGATGCTTTCGACTCGCCTTCCTTTTTTGGAGACCCAGACACGCCCTGTTGACCAAAGCGAATTGTCTTCACTTGATCACCAGCCTTGGCCACGACAACATGGCTTTTGGTTGGATGCGATGGTGTGCGTTTTGGCTTGTTGTAGCCTTCGACACCAGCGCGAGCGAGCCTTGAGTCCTTGGTGGCCATTAGATGCCACCTTCTCCTGTGGCCACGTTTAATGTGGTGCCAGCTGCGGAGATGTGCGACAAGACGGTGTCCTCGGTAGCCTTGCGAATGATGACTTCGCTGTTGGCACGAACAGGAATGTCTGCTGTGGTTGCAGCACCGTCACCAATGCGCACGTAGCAAATATTTGCTCCACTGTTGACCAGTCGAACAGCTTTGTCTTGTTGGTTGACTGCAATGGTGGCAGAGGCTGCGGCTGGTGTAACGACTTGGTTTGAACCAAGGCGCTGGCTGAATTGATTGACTACGGACATGGTGTTCTCCTTGAATTAAAAGCTGATGTGCAGCTTGAATGCTTCCAAGCGCATCAAGTTGTTGGCTGTTGCTGGCTTGACCGTAATGGCAAACGTCTGGTCTTGCGTTGCATCCACGTTGAGTGTGACGTTTGCACCAGTGGACAGTCCGTGGCCAACTGCTGTAGCCGAGTTGGTGATGATTTGAGAGCTGCCACGATTGCACATGGATTTCTGAACGCATGCGCTGGTGTTGCTTGCTGCTGCTGCTGCCAAGATCACACCACCACCGAATGTCATTCCAAGTGTTTTGACAGTCGCGTTGTTGGTCAGAGTGAACAGGGCATCTATCTCCATGCCACCGGCAACGCCCATTGACCAGCCTGGAACCGTAACTGAGGCCAGAGTGACCTCGGTGTTGGCCACAGCAACAGTGGGTGTGCCCAATCCAACGACATAGGCCAGATCGATGGTGATTGCTGTTCCTATGGTGTCAGCATCCAGCGAAAGCACTTCGTACAAGCCGTTTATGCCTGTTCCACCTGCCCATGTCACATAGACGCTGGCACCAACCGAGATGGTTGCTGTGAGGCCATGCACGCCTGCGCTGTTAAGTCGGACATTGCCTGCATTAGTATCGTATGTCAGCGTCACAAATGTGGCAGCAGGCTCTACCAGGCTGATTGGTTCAATTACACCAATCACTAGGGCAGGGAAGCTGCGTAGTTGAGGCTGTGCGCCTATGCTGTATTCGACCTCAGCATTGCGGTTCTGAATGCGGATAGTTCGGTCTTCGGTGTATGGTCCGAATGTCTGCGCAGTGTTGGACAACGTTCCAATGGTGGAGTAGTTCCAAGGCTGGGCGCTTGGTGCAACAGATTGCAGCAAGACGGTTGTTGCTTCATTGCCAGTATTTCCGATGCTGATGTACTCACCAACAGGCAGGATTACATCGACTTGGTTGGTTGTTAGGCTTGGCTGGATGAACATGATGGTATCTCCTAAAAATTAAGCGATGCGATACCACGAATTTGTGGCTTGATAGAAACGCATGGTAAAGAATGCATTGGCTGCCAATGTGGTTGGTGCACCAAATGCATTGGATGCGCCATTGAGCGCCAGCGTGAAGGATGTGATGATCTGGGTGCTTGTCACCAGAACTTGAGTGCCATCAGGCACACCAGTGTTCAGAGGCAACGTGATCGTTCCAGTGGCCAATGTACCAGCAGGCTGGATGATCATCCATTGCTGTTCACTGACTGGCGTTGGTACCGTGACGTTGAAGCCAGTGCCTGGTGTGTACAGGTTGGTGGCCACGGTCGGGGCTGCAAATGTGGCTTGGAAGTATTGCAGCAGGGCGCTGACTGACATTTTCCGAGCATCGCCGTTGTTCTGGTCGTAGACCGGAATCTGGTTTGCACCAGATACTTGGCTAATGCTTGAGAGCTGATTGATTTGGGGCATGTTGTTGATTCCTCAGTTGTATTCGAGTGGGCCATCTTGACCGGCCAAGACTGGATCATAGGGGCGCTGCAAGAATGGGTCGTCGTAGACGCGCCACGGCTTATTGCCTGCACCGGATGGCATAGTTCCTGGCATCTGTTGCTCCATTGGCATGGCCGCACGCGACAGCAAAGTGTTGTAGGACTCTTTGGCTGTCATCTTGGTGTCAGGCATTACCTGCTTGCCGTAGCTTGGAGCCAACTTGATGCCGAGGTTGGTGTAGATCGCCTCGTTTGAGCTGTCTGGCACATTGGTTTGCTCGTCCAGATCGCTGTCCTGTGGACTGGATGGAAGTGGATAGCCGAGGCGAATGCCAAGGGCATTCCATGCGGCCATCATGGTGTCGAGCCTGCGCAGAGCAGACTGCAACTGTTCTGGGGTCAAATCAAAGACATAGGAGGCAAGGCCAATTTCCTCGAAGGCCTGTGTGACGAATTGGCGCTTTGTCCATCCCATGTCATTCTCCTGTGTTCTCAGACAATCTGTCTTGGATCAATTGTCCCAGTTTTTTGTCTTTTGTGCGACCGTCGAACCGGATGCCGAGTTCTGTGGCTTTTGCCTCAAGTTCGTCGCGTGTTGGCTCTGCATCTTCGTTGACAGGTTCTGGCTCAGGAGCTGGCGCTGGCGCTGGTTCTTCCTTGGCCTGCTCACGCCAGTCGAGTGGCTTGGATGGCTTTTTCTTCTTAATTGGCTTCATGGCCCACTTTGGCTTTGGTTTTTTAAATCCAT